AGGGTGTTCATCATCTAGCATGATCGTGATGTATCTTAATTTTGCCTTAGGGGCGAGCGATCTGCCTTGGTATCCGAATAAGTTTCCTTGTGTATCTTTAAATGGGATTATAATGCGTGGACTATCTTGCCTGAGGGTATCAAATGTCTTCTTTTGTTTATTTGTCCACTCTTTAAATTTTGGACAGTAATAAAAGTATTCAAGATCTTTGATGCCTCTTTGTTCTAGATAGACTCTCGCCGGGTGAGAAATATTTAGGTCAGAAATCTTCTCAAGATCTGTATTTCTTTTGACAAATTTTGGTTCAGTAAAATTAAATTTTGGATTGGGTGTAGTAGTTCCCTTGCCAGTCCTACCTTCTTTAAATTTCTCCATGACATATTGATCATGGAGAAAATTATCTTGATCCTTAAGAAAATTTGAAAGTGTTCTACCAACACCACAATTGTGGCATTTGAACACAAAATTATTCTTAATCTTAAACAAATATCCCCTCGCTTTGTTGCGTCTCTTTTGCGAGTCGCCACAGTAAGGACACCTGAAATTGTACAGGTCTGCCTTCTTGCGACTGAAAAGTGTCAAGCGAGGGGATATTAAATTTATGTACTTGACATCAAGAAAACTCACTAGGAGACATCACCACTGATCCTATAATACCAGATCCGATAGTGTGCGTCAACCTTGATTGTGACGATTCTGAAAGTGGTTTCAGTATTCTCTGACCTACTGGAGAAACCAAGAAACTAATAATAGCAAGTCCACCAAAGATAGACCACATCTTCTTTTCCATAAGGCGAAGACGTTCATCAATTAATCTGATGTCTCTCTCACATCCTTTTTTAATGTCTATGGTAGAGCGATTAACTTCTCTATGTAAACTCTCTACCTTTTCAAAAAGTACAGCGTCAATCCTATCTTGCTTGTCCAACTTTTCATTATGAACAGCAAGAAGTTTCCCCATTTGTATGGAGTTTTCCTGCAAAGATTCTACAACCTTTTCCAATCTTTCTAAGATAGCGGTATTAATATCGCGGGAATCTCCCATACTAGTATCCTCAGACATTGCGGATGGCAAAGTCAAGAGCAGACTGATACGTGGTAGCGTTTTTGTTAGCCATGTATTGGAACTGTTGCTTATGACTATCATCTAGTTGAGCATAGCAAGCAGCAATACGTTTTGCTGAGAAGTTATCAAGGTTCTGTGTAGATCCATCGCCAAATTGTACCTTAGCAAATGATCCTTCACCTTGTGGATTAAGTTCTGATGTTGCAACATCTAATGCAACTTTAATTACGTCTTGATTTTCCATAATATTATTACCTGTTAATTCTACAGAGTTATTCATTTTTTTCAATGCACCCTGTTGTGTTGTTGCCTTCTTTTTAAAGTCAGCAAGACGAGCTCTCATTAATACATCCATTTCTTTCGTTTTGGATTGCATTTTTTTCTTTGTATCATCTCGCTTTTTCTGCAGATCTTTAGCGCGGTTCAGTTTTTTCATCTGACCGATCTGTTTCTGTGCTCTTTCAGTTTCTGTAGGAGCAGCTTCAGAAATAATTTTTTCTTCTACTTGTTCTTTCATTTTTCTGCGGTTTAAACGAGACATAAGGGCGCGAGCACCAGAAGTGCGTCCATCAACTTTATCTTGATTTGATTTTTTATATTTGCGGTGTTGTTTAGGATTGACAAAAACAAACGCTGGTGGCATAGAAAGTTTGCTACCATCTCCCGCGACCATTTCAGAAATTTCTTTCATAGCAGGTTCAACTCTTTCAAACATTTTTCGTTGATGTTTTTATTTAGTGTAGGAGGTAATCTATCCAAAAATAACAGGAAAGATTTTAATATAGACCAATACTTATCTTCTATTTTGTAAAATAAAAGAGGAGTAGCGGCATCACCAAACACATTATACAACAAAATGATATGATTTAATATCAGATGTTGTTTCAACTCACCAGTAGTTTCATGTCTTTTGAATAACCTTTTTATATACTTGAACTTTTTAAGGTCGCACTCGAAGTCCGAGTAAGTAACTGACGATGGATTATTATAATTTTTAATGGCAAATAGGACCCAATTGTCCTTGTTCAATTCAATAAAGTTCATTCATTCTCACTCAGAATCTGCTGCGATTGCATCGTCTGCTTGAGTTTCGTTAGCATTGACATCAGCATTAGCAAGAGTTACCAACAATTCAGCTTTGTGACGTGTTGCGCCACCTGCATCAGTATAAGTGAAATAAGACCACCATCCAGGTCCATTGATTCCACGTGCCTTATTTACTGACAACGATGCTTCTGTTTCATCAACGAAGACAACTGTTTTTGATTGTGATGACGCGGCGATGCCTCTACCAGCCTTGGCGACGTTGGCATTGCTGTCAGTTCTTCCGTATAGAGACATTTATAAGCTCCGAGTTGTACTATGACTAGGTTTATTTATAAAGAAGGGGGACTAGTCCCCCCCTTCCCAATGTTATCACTCTTCTCTGTTCTTGATTGCTTTGGTGACAACTTCAAGTAGTTGATCATCCATGTCAGTCTTGGTCAGCTTAACCGCTTTAGCAAGAATAACAAGACAGATCTCAACCATCTTCTCACCAAGTTCTTCATTCTCAGGAATTTTAGAAATTGCATCGGTGATAATTTTTGATGCGAGTGGAAGTAAAAATGCTAGCATAATCTTATTGCATGTTGCAACTATTATTTATTTAACACTCATCTTCTGACCGTTATCATCCTTGATCTGTGGCATTACTTCCACAGTTTTTTTCTTGGACTTACGTTCTTTTTCTTTACACTCACACTCCTCACGGAATAGTTTGAAAATTTTCATTTCTTCTTACTCATTCCAATGATCTTACTAACTTTCTTACGACGTGCTAGAAGATACTTATCTGACTTATCTTTGTCTCCATCGTTATCAACGTCACCGTCTTCCTTGCCTACGGGATCAAGTTTCTTTTCTTTAATCTCTTCACCAGTGGGTTCAAACCCTGCCTTGACACAGTTATTAACTTCCTTACCACCTTTCTTCTTGGTGCCTTGCTTCTTATATCCTTTCCAGCAAGAGGTGTTGCCGTTGTCATCAACGCCATCCATCTTTACTTTCTCAATGATGATTACTTCACCATCAACTTCAATCTCTTCACGCTCAAGAACGATTTCTTCTGCAACCGACTTCTCTTTCTTATCAATCTTCTTTTTCTTCTTAGTGATTTCCTCTACTTCAGCACCATGTGACTGAGGATCCATACCCTCAAATGCTTCAGGAGTATACTCAGGGATATGACTGCCCTGGAAACAATCACCGTCCATCCAATTCGTATACATCTCCATCAAAGATGCAGAATAAGTATCATCATGTGCAACTTTGTTAACAGGTCTCTGCTTATCCATGTTTAAAATTGAAGGTCTTCTTATGGTTTATTTATAGTGCGAATATCCTTTACCCACTCCCGAAACATTCTCCCATCCTCAGTCACCACAATGGCATAGTTCACACCAGTGCGATGAACTGTTCCTTTATCTCCAGTTCTAGCAGACATAACAATATCACCCTCAGAAATCACATCATTCTGACGATGTGCCTGACGGAGTGCTTGTTCTCTAAGTTGCTTAAAGTTTTTCATTTAAAATTAGCGGGCAAATTTGCCTGTATCTCTTGCATAAGAGCACGGCAATCATTATCATTCAGTGCTCTGGGTATACCAGAACGAAAAGTTTTAAAGTCACCAGCAAATGCTGCGCGTCTCATTTTTGTTCCTGAAATAGCGAAGGTATCGCCATCAGCATCTCTACTTCCAGAAGATTGAATATCAATTTTTCTGAATGAGAAATCCTTTCCGTTATATTTATGGAGGAACTGCATGGCGCTCACTCTATCAGAACCCACAAGGAATACTACCTCATTATACCCTGCCAGCATAAGATCTTGCAAGATAGCGACAGGTTGTTTAGGTCCAGAATGAATCTTCCCCCTATGCTCTGGGAACATCTTCTCCATATAATATAATTTTCTATCAGGTGGTAATGGATTGCTACCTTTCTTGTCTACAGTTTGCGAAATATAAATGCGATAGTCATGAGAACCTGCTGCTCTTTTTACACCAGCAAAGTTTTCTTTATGACCTGTAGTAGGTGGTTGAAACCTACCAAAAGTAAAGTAGCAAGTATTACAATTTAACGCCATTGCTTCTGTAGGGTGAAGTTATTGTATGCAAACTCCATACGATTGACAAACTTAATCATATCACCATCCTTATGAAGAACATATCCTTCTGGAGTTGTGACCTTATATCCTTTCTCTGTCTGGACATAGGTCCGGAACTCTTCAAGGTGGTCAAGCTTATCTATAACCATTTGCTTGACTGTCTGTAATTCTTTATACAAAGAGAGCATTGATTTAAACTTGTACACATTATCTACAACATAGTTCTGACTGTTATATACAAGATTTCTTTTTGCTGTTAGGTTTGCAACTGTCTTAATTTTTGCAAGTTCTTTTTCCATCTTATCGCCATAGAAATTAAGCATGTCATACATTGCTTCATCTACATTTCCAATACCACGAGCATTCTTAATTTCATTATTAAAGAACTGTTTTAGATAAGATGCAATATGAAACTTCTTATCTCCAGTAGTACCAGTAAGAACTACCAGTTCATCTAGAAAATCTCCACAGATCTGACACATGCGTTCAATCTTAGTAATATAACTATCAAATTTCTTCATCTCAGTTGAAGTGAATCCAACTTTATTCATGGGAGTATCATTTTTTATGACTAATGCATCAGTAGATCCATTAACATCAGCTCCAGCAAGTGCTTGCATAGATTGAAAGTCATCACCTTTGTAATGTGTATGAAATACTACGCCAATTTTTGACCTACCTGCTGCTTGTCCGATAGGATGATCTACTGGAATGCCATATGTAATAGTATTAGGTCTAAATGTATACAGTTTTTCACCATTAATAGTTTCAGTTTTTACTGTTGAGTCAGTAAACATTAAATCTCCCTGCACTATCCCCTTTATACCTAAGGCAGCAAAATATTTCAAAGAGAATTTTAATTTCTCTGCTAAATCTCCTTCATAATACATGTCAACATCAACATCCGTATAGCAAATCTTTGGTGTTTTGGCGAATACTGATTTAGTTCCAAC